TCGGTATAATTAGGCGTTTGATACAGGTTAAAATTGCCGTCAAACCCTGCGTTAATATCCGTAGTGTCAATGAATCTAACAGGGTTGAGTTTTGATATCTGTATCATTGTTTCAAATATAGTAAATTAGTTTAAAAATTAAGGCGCAACGGTCGGCTGTTTACCAGTCAATAATAACTTGACTTCTCTTTCGGTATTTCTTGCTAAATCTACATCTAGCTCTAAAATATATCCTTGATAAACAAAACCATCCCATTCCCACTCTAAATAACCGAATGAATTTGCATCCATTTTACTCATAAAAAGCATCGGTAATTTACATTGTAATGTAGCGACTACAGGCTGAAAATATAAACCATTTAACGAGGCTACAGGTATTGATTGAGATTGTTTAAGTTGAAAGTTTGGCGCAATTCCTTGTCCGCTTCTTACAAATTCTAAATCTTTATTCTTTTCTGCAGAAGCAAATTCTATGTACCTACTTTTATACCAATAAAGCATTGATGATAAATAGCTTTCATGCCTTAATAAGTTTTCCTTTGGCGTTAATCTTAGGTTGTAGGCGGCTAAATTTGCTGCAGAACTCGACATTCCAGAAACACTAATATAACTTGCTGAGCCGCCTTTAATCGGATTCCAGTTGGCGCCATCGAATGAGCAATCAAACATAAACACATCGTTATCGCTTGACGTGTCGTTTGTTTTTTTAATAAAGTCAACACGTAGTTTTTCTATTCCATATTGGTCCGCCCTGTATGGCGAAATCCAATCTTCTTTTCTTTGAACCCTAACAATAGGCAAATCCCATTCCTGTTTTGAGTTGTATTCGTATTGACCATCTGTATCGTCGGTGTTTCCGTCATTATAGCCAACAGAAACAGCATTAAACAAAGCCTCGTTCCAAACACTAAACTCGCAAGCTTTAACGCCTGTCAACGTTTCAATTTTATATGGCCTAAAGAAAAAAGTTCTTTGCTCTAATCTTAAAATACCTGTATCAAATCCCATTCCTGTCGATTCTAATGCATTACAGGCTTTAAAGAAGTCGGCTAAAGTAGTTTGAATTGCCGCATCTGCAAGCTCACGTATAGCGTTACCGCAAGTAATAATTAATCCATTCCATTGATTACGCAATAAGTAGCTGTCAACCGCTTGTTGCGGAACGATACGCCTTGCAATTCTTTTAAATAAATCTTCAATACGAATGCCTTTGCAGTTTGATGGATCAGAAACCTGAGTATAAGAAACAGCTAATTGACCGTCGCTTGAAAATCTGGCCCAATTCGGACTACCTCCGCCACTTCCATTTGATTTACTTACATATAAAAATAAACGATCATCCGTTGCTAAAGCTATATTGGCGTCTATTGTATAGTTAAATGGTTTGGTTAAATCCGAAGTAGTTAATAAAACATTTCCAAATGTATAAACAATTGCGCCCGACTGATTCCTTAATGAGAAAAAGAAATTCGTGCTTGTTGCTAATGGTTGCCTAAAAACATTACCTAAAATGGTTCCTTTAATGTTTACGCTTAATGCTCGATTAGCTTTAGCAAACCAGTTTATTGATGTTCCAAAGTTTGGATCTTCCTCGTTTCCTGTATTTTGCATGGTTACATAGCCAGAATTAGTGTCATTATTCACTAAATCCATTGCGGCTATATAATCATTTGTTAAATTATCAACTTGAGCAGGCGTTATAAAATCTGCTTTCTCATTAAACACAACGCCTGGAATACGAATATTAACAACATCTAATCCAGTTAAAGGATATTCATATTTGGTATCTTCCTTTGCTCTTAACGTAGCCGAAACACCCGATTCTAAAAGCATAACATTTGCCCGAATGCCCGTATCTTTGTATTGACTAAAATCTAAATCAGATGAAAAACGAGGTCTATAAATAAATGTTGAATGTTCTAATTGTTCGCACTCAAAAAATACTTCCGCTTCGTAACCATCATTTATAAATGCCTGTTTAACGATATTATAGCCATCTAAAACAAAGCTAATAGGTAAGCTTAAAGTTCGCATTATGCCAGCCGTTTCAATATCCCTTGCAAACTTCCCTATCGTGTCTTTATCCCAATCTTCTGGAGCGGCGTAAAACTGCGTTCTAACATTTTTATATGTTAAGAAATATCTAAACTCATTTTCTGGTAATAAATTAGCCATGCTCAAATATAATTAAAATCTACGGCCAAATTGTTTGCCTATGTGTTCTGATATTTTTCCAACGGTTGAGCGATTCCGAATTATCCTTTTTCGGTTAAAATAGTGCTGTTTATTGATTGAGATTTGAATGCCTTAACCATCGCATCAGTACTTTTCCTTTGCTCTGCAACTAATAAAGATAAATCAATCGACGAACCACCCGAAGCAGTATTTAAATTTGGCTTAGCTAACATCCTTTTAAAATCTGGCCCCGAAATAATTTCGGTTCCTGCACTTACATTTGTTAATGTTGGTGTGCTTGGCGTTACCCACATCGAACCATTTGGCTCAATAACAAGCTCACTCATTCCGCCATCGCCAACCCAAGCCGAGCCAGAATAATTATCTCCTTTTGATTTACCGCCTTTGTAAGCTGGAATAGGTTGTGCTAATACTGTAGCTATTTGCAATGCCGCAGTAGCGGCTAAAATAGCATTTAATGGCAAACCTAAAAAACCTAATACACTTATGTTTTTTGAATAACCAACAGCATAATTAATAATTATTGAAGCAATTGCAGCGGCCTTATCGGCTTTTGCTTGCCTTATCTTAGTTTGCCTTACTCGTTCATCAATTTCAGCTTGTTTAGCCTCTTGTCGTGCGTTAATTAAATTGATCTGATTGGCTTTATCTTCTTCGCTTGCAACGCTTTCGTTTACGTTTTCAATCTGGCGTTTAGTATTTTTATCTAAAGCCTTACTTTCAGAATCTAAATCCTGTAATCTACTTTCAAAAGTTGAACTTGACAATCCTTTTAAGAAATCAAAAGCCTCTTTCGAGAAATCTACTATCGAATCCCTAACTTGTTTTTGCTTTTCAAGTTCACGATCTAAATCGCTAATTCTTGCATCAGTACCTAACTTAGATAACCTGATTTTTAAAGCGGTTAAATCCCTTTGATCTTTAGCTAATTTTTTATCGTTTGAACTATCGAATTTGGCAAATTCTTTTTCGTTATCAATTACCTGCTGTAAAGCATCGATTTGAGTTTCTAAACTCTCTTTTGCCGCATCGTTTGAAATACGTAAGCTTTCTGCTTCGAATTGCTTTTGATTTATTAAACGATTCGCATAACTTTCAGTTAATTTTTGCTGAGCTTCAGAACGCCTGTTTTCAATATTTTCTAAAACCTCGTTTGTGCTTTCAAGTATTTTAGCATTTTTATTGTTTTCTAGATCAAGTTCACGCTGAGAATAAGACTTAATTAAATCTAATAAATCCTTTCCGGCACGTTCGTTTATTTTGTACTTTCTTTCGGCTGCATCGCTTTCGACTTTTTCATCTTCGGTGTTTTGCTCCGCTCTTGCTTGACCTACGTTTTTTCCTTGTTTAATCTTCTTAGCGGCATCCAATTCGTTTAAACGCTCACTTAGATTGACAAAGTTATTCAATGCCGCTAATCGAGTATCTAAAGATTTTTGTTCGTCTTTTGCGATAGCATCTTGCGCATTTCGTTCGGCTTCAATTTCGGCACGCAAAGTATCGATGTAAGAAGTGTCAATTTTTACTTTTTTATATTTAGGCTCTTTGAAGTCATTAGTTATAGAATCTATTAGATTACTTTGTCCAGCATACTTAATTAAAAAATTAGCTTGCCCTTCCAATATTTTATCCTGTTCGTCCTGTATTTTTATGGCCGCCCCTGCTCTTTGTTGAGCAGGCTTAATAATATTATCGTTAATTAATTTATTGGTTGTTGCTGCAGAGTTGCCAAATGCCTTTCTTTGTGCGTCAGTTCTTCCAGCTTGAACTTGCGCTTGTCTATTTAATTGGTCAGATGTTTGGGCTGCAATCTCATTTTGCTTTGCATTATTTATCTTTTCTTTTTGAAAAGCGATATCGGAACGTTTAGATTCTATTTCTGCTAATTTATCCCTTACGGCCCTAGCTCTTGCATTTAAAAGAATTTCCTTAGTTAAATTTTTATAAGTTTCAGCCTCATTTCCGTTTAGAATAGATTGAGTAGTTGAGTTTTTAAATGAATCTGGATATTCTCTTTTTAATTCTTGCGCTGCTTTTACCCTTTCTCGCATTGAAAGCGTTACATCGGTAGCGGCCGCATAAAGTATTTTTAAACTCGTAACATCTTTTGCATAATTCTGAGATGTAGCCGCATTTACTTCGTTGTAAGCTCTTAGATTTTCTTTTAACTGAGATATCTTTGTTTTGAATATTTCTAATTGAGCTACATAATTAATAATCGGTTCAACTGCAAAGCCTAGTAAGCCAGCCAATCCAACGCCAGGTAAAATGTTAGCAACAAAGCGTAATGCTGAAAATGCTTTTCCTGCTCCTGCGGTTACTTTATCGAATGCACTGCCATAATTACCGACATTTCGTTGCGCTCTACCCGTTGACTTTTCAAGCGTTAAAACTTGTTCGTTTAGGCTCGGTATTAATTTAGAAAGTCTTTGACCAAACCTTGATTCTCTTTCTGAGACATTTAAGCCATCGAAAACTGATTTTAAACGAATTAAAGCCGCTCGCCTCTGGTCTAAACTACCTTTTGCCGCATTAAGTTCTTTTGCTTGGTTTTTTAAAGCCAAAGCATTCGCCTGTAAATTTAGCTTTTCCTGAGCAGCCATTAAAGCAAGCTGTTTTCTGGATAAAGTATTATCGTTATTTGCTTTGGTATTTTGTTTTACCGCACCTGTTTCAGCGGTAATAGCATTTATTGTGTTTGCTTTTGCTATATTCTGAGGGCTGACGGTTGGTCCTGTTGTGGCAATTACTCCGTTTGGGCTTGAATTAATTAAATCTTGTTGAGTAGATGCAGAAATTATTTTAGCACGTTTTTCTAAAGCCGCTGTCCTTGCGTTTGCGGCTGCTGTTAACTTTTGCTCATTAGCTAGTTCTTTTGCCGCCCTTGCATCTGCTTTTGATTGCTCATTCGCTTTGAATGCCGAAAGTTTTTCCTCTGCCAATTGCCTTTGAGCAACTAATTTTAATCCGTTTTCGTTGGACTTATTTACAGCCTCTGTGTTTTTGTTAAAGTCAGATAAGCCTTTTGATTGAGAAAGAGTATCGTTTAGGATTTTTTTAGAAACAATAACATCTTGAAGCTTTTTGTTAAGGCTTTCAAGGTCTGTCTCTAAACTTTTTACCTGCTTATTTGCCGATACATCAACTATGTCACGTATTAACTGTTCGTTCATTCTGCTCAATCTTTAGGTTAAACCTACTTAAGTAACCGATGTATTGCATGACCGTTGTTTCCTTTGGGTTGATCGCAAAACCTATCGATTCCGAAATATTAGCTAAATGTACGAAATAATCTTTTTCTGTGGCTTTCTCTGATTCGTTTTTATTCACGTCAGATAATTGACTTTTTAATTGATCTCTTTGAATGATTAATGACCTTGCAGATTTAACCGTCCTGTTTAAGTCTGAATAAAGCGTTTCATTTGTGAATTGATAACGAAATCCGAACGTTTTAAGCACGTTAATTGTCGGCTGGTAATCTTTAACGTCCGAAATATTTGAAAGCAACGTAACGCAATTCTGAATGATTTCCAGCTTATTTGAAATTACGCTTATATCCATTAGCAATTGAAGCATGCCTTTGCTTTTACTATCTCCAGATTCTTCGATGTATTCTAAAAAAATATCATCCCATATCTTTTGCAAATCAGCCGACTTATACCAAGCTTTATTTGGCCTGTTGTAAAGCATTTCTTTTTTGTCGTGGACAAGAACCTGAATGAAGTTATGTAAAGGTAAATCAGAGCATGATTTGTATGTTGAACGAGGTTTACGCATTAGACAATTGTTTAACTCTATTTTCTAAGAAAAATATTGATGTTCTTAAAAGTTTTGCGTGTCTTGAATTTACTTTACTTTCATCTAAGCAGATATGATAAAGTAGCTTCCTCGAACTTCTTAATCTTTCCTTAACCTGTTCGATAGTGAGTTTGTTAAATTGATAATCTCGATATTTCATAAAACCAAATAAACTAATTGCTATTAAAAATATGATTGCCAATAAAATGACTATTAATGTATTCATAATCTAATTTGCTAATATAAATTGATGTATTAAATTGAAATTAGCCATAGGATGCGGCTTTCCGAAAAAGGTTATATTAAAAGCTATTTCATTTTTTAACTTAATAACTCCCATCATATCGGTTGTTGTTTTCAGCGGCTTTAATCTCAAATTAACCATATTACGTAAATCTTAATCCCGTTTGCCTTGTTATGTATTCTCTAATCAAAGGCATTACGGTTGTGTCTAAATAAACTTTTCTATTATCTTTTGTTAAACCAAATATTTCTTTGCCATAATCACGCTCTAATCGATCTGATTTAAAGTCTGTTGAGCCGAATATAATTGACTTTCCTGCTTTAACCTGAGCATAAAATCCTCTTTGAAATGCTCCTGTCAAATACAAATCGGGATTAAATAATCCAGGCAAAGGATTAATTCTGTTTTTATCTAAAGCGTATGCAGGCGATTGATAAGGCTTTAATTTTTCATTTTCCGAATCAATACCTTTTTGATATAGTTGGACCTTGTTTAACTTTACCATTTCATCCGAAGAGCTTTGAATAATAATCGGCACCTCCCTTTCGAGATTTACAGATTTCCATTTAGCAAGCATTTCGGGAATTGTCATGAAGTAAAGTTAACTATAATCTGGGTCAATATTTGACTGATTTAAAAATTCTACACGTCTCCTTATTTCGTCTTTAAATTCATCAGGCGTCATTGATAAAAAGTAATCCATTTCAATTTCTTCTTCTTGACCGTTTATTCCGATGTAAAAATTATTGTCTGACTTTCGTATTGTAACCGTCAAATCTTTGCTTTCGGGTTTAACATTTTCTTCTGTTGCAATGCAGGCTTTAAGAAAATCAATAAGAACAACTATTTCTTTTTTATCCAATTCCGCATATTCGCCCTCGAATAGACCGCCTATGTTTAATTCTAAGCCTTTATCTGATTTTTCAAATGTCATAGTATGACGGCAAGAGTTTTTTTTAAATTCTATTTTCATAATTCTTAAGTTTTAAATCGTAAATAGCTCTTTGAAATTTTAATTCCTGATCAATTTCTTTTTGCTTTTTTTTGAATTTCTTTAGGTTTATTTCTAAATAAATCAGGTTTGCGACATTTACTACGAATGCTACAGATGAAACGATAATTGAAATTACTTTTAAATCCATCCTTTTACTCCTTCAATTGATTTGATAATGTTTGAATTATTGTAATTAAAGTAAAAAATACCTTTTGCAACCTCGAAATACCAGACTTTAGAATTTCTGTTTATGCTATTTACAGAAAACATAATTACAGACATTGCGCCCCTCTTATCTAAGAGTTTTTCAGTTTTCTTAAACTCTATCTTAATCATTATCTGGCTTATTAAAATGTATGTCGTTTTTGTGGCTAACTTTACTTCCTAAAGCTACACATCCCATTATTATAAAAGCCGACAGAGAGGCTAATACACCTATTAATGTGAATATTGTTTTTGCTGTTTCCATATTTAAAATAATTTTTCGTTTTTATTACCTCTTGTGTCTAAGTAATAGCACAATAAGCAATACAATATCGTGCTAAGCTGAATTAAAATCATATATCCAGCACCTTCTGGCTTAGTCCATTGACTAGGGTTGTATACCTGAATCCATAATAAAGACAGGAACAGCCATTGTAATAAGTATTTTAATTTCTTCATACACCAAAAATAATAAAGCCTATACAAATTAATGCATAGGCTCGGTAATGTTATTGTTACAATTACTATTTTTTTGAATCTTCCCAAACTTTCACTAAGTCAATACCTTTTAAATGAGGTAATTCTTTGTGAACTTTTAGAAAATCCTCTTTGCTCATTTTGGCAATATGAACCTTGTTCCATTTAATACCGTCTTTGGCCTTTGCCATTACGCTACAACGATTGGAGGTGCAATTTCGTAACCATCAACATCTGCCGCAACTAAAGCCGATACTCCTGCGCCTTTTACTGTGTATGGCTGACCAGATGTATAGTTTGGCGAAGTTGTATCTAAAGTGAATGTAAATCCTTTAGAAGCTGGAGCAACAGCAACAGAAGTAATCGGAACAACTAATCCGTTTTTATTCAAAACTTCGTAAAGTGCTGCGTCCGCTAAATCCGCTGAATATTGATCGTAAAGATTAACACCAGCACAACCTGCTTTTGCCTGTAAAACGAATACGCCTGCCGTACGTGTACCAACTAACGAAAGATTGATATTCATTAAGCCTGTTATACTTAACATATCAGCTAAATTGCTTTCCACAAAAGCAATTCCCTCGTTAATATAGGCCGCATCAAATACAACATTAAACGAATAGTTAGTTACTGTTGAATCGGTAGCAAAACGGAATGCTCTTGCATTAAAATTATCCAAAGGAATACCTTTTAATTCATCCGCTACACCTGTTCTTGTGCCAACTACTAATCCGGCTCCATCAACAATGATTAAGGCATAATTGCCGTTGTTGAACTTTCTTAATGCGTTAGAAACACAATTACCGCCTTTAACATAACGAGCTGTTAAGTTATATTTACCATCCCTAACAAAGAAAGCTGTTCCGCCAATTGTTTCAGAAACTGGTTCTTCTGTATTGTCAGTAACGGCTTCAATTGGAGGTAATGGATAAATACGGTCACTTGGGCTATCTTCTTGCGCAGCTAATTGCATGAATTGCAAAAAGTCTGCTTGACTTCCTAAAGCAGAAGATCGTACCACAAACGATAAAGGAACAAGAAAGCCATACCTCCAGTTCCTAACAATTACTGCGCAATCAGGGATGCCAGTGTTTCCCCCGCTTGTTGCGCAACTTGTTTGATTTAAAATACTCATAGTTTCTTTAATTTATACCGCTGGTTTAGGGCAGTAGTTTAAATTGTAGTTTAATTCTAAATTATTAATTTCAATAGCATCAACATAATCTCCAAATATATTCCCCTCTTTGCCAAATAAACCATCACGTCCCCAATAATAACGCTTGGTCATTTCGTGGGGAATTGATTCAACACTTTGTATTCGAAATAAATCGCCCCTTAAAGCAATCTCATTCATTAACTCCATGTAAATCGGCATAAGTATTGGCTTCATTGTTTCGGTTAACCTCTTAGCCGCTTTAAACGTCTTATCGGTTCCTGTAATAATCGCCAGGTTTAATCTAGCTTCTCCATACATTCCGACTTCAACTCCTCTACGCTCTTTAATGTCTAAAAAAAGACAAACAACAGGGTATTTAGTGTATCTCCAATCGGTTTCGCTTTTCTGCGTTAAGGTTTCAATTATTTCTAATGGATGTCCGAACTCATAATGAACGCCTGTAATATTTGGATCTTTAATTTTAAGTTGAGCAGTTAGTTTCGCACTTACTTTCGAAACAATATCAGCAAATTCATCTTCTAAGTAAATAGCCTGTAAACTCATATATTACCACCGTTAATGTTAAAATATATTTCGCTTACTCCGCATCCAGAATACCAAAATCTGTAACGTCTGAAATTAGGCCTTACCCATAAAGGATAAACGGACGGATCTAAGTCGAAAAACCTAGCCATTCTAGCCATATCATTCCATGAAGAAACTTGTTTGTCTATACTGTTTGTAGGGTATGCGTTTTCAGCTTTTGGCTTTACCTCGGAAATACCCATGCTTTTAGTCGTTTCGTATCTTTTAAACCAATAATAAACGAATTTCGCAATCATCTGCTTTAAATCAGTTTCATCGCGTAGTTCAATCCATTTTTGATCTATTGGATCAGCAAGCAACCCGTCCGCAAACTCTTTTGCCAAATCTTTGCCCAGCAATAAGACAAGAAAATAAGGCTCGTACTTATCGATAAACTCTTGAACATTGCTGTTTTGATAAGGGTTTTCGGTCTGCGCTATGCTTATTTCAGCTTTAAATATTGCTGGGCTAATGATTGTTGGCATTGTTGATGCTTTTTAAAATTAATTTAATCTTTTTTAGCCGCTTCCTTTTTAGGGGCTTCTTCAGTTGCCTTTCCGCTTTCAACAAGCTTAGCCGCAATTACCGAATGAGCAACGATTTCGCCACCTAAAGGGTATATTCCAGATAATAACTTAGTCGCGTAAACCGTTACGTCGTCTTGAGGCAAAACCATACCCTCCTTGAGGGTTGGTCTTTTTGATTTTGAAAAATCTTGTGGCATAAAATTATGGTTTTAACAACGCTGCTTTTACAGTAGCGAATGAAGCTCTAACAAATGAACCGATATGATTAGTTGCAATCCAATCTTTAAAGAATGTTTCGATAATCATACGCATACGGTTATTATCAAAATCAGAAGTTACAGAAGTTACAGCTGTACCGCCAGATGTTCCGATAGTTCCAGTTGTTACATCAATACCATAACCCAAACGGATTGTGATAGTTTCTTCTTCAATTTTAAATAAACCTGATTCTCCTAAAGTGAAAGTTCCAGGGGTTTGATAAGTTGATGTTACAACTCTGAAACCCATCATACGAACTACGCCGTCAGCATCCACAAAAGGAACTAACATATAGTAACGGTTTTCTGAATCTTTTTGAAGAACTAAACGCCATTTATCCTGAGGATGTAAAATTAACACATCTGGAAAGAAGTTTAATGTTTCAATTTGAGCAGCAACAGCGCCAATAGCGTCGAAATCTGTAGGTGTTACGATTGTATCATCTAAAGAAGTACCAACATAAGAAGCCGCTTGAGCATTTAAGTCAGTAGTTAACAACGCAGAATAATCGCGTTGTAATTTATCACGCAATAAATCCTGGATAGCTTGCCATGCTTTAGGTCTCCATTTTGCAAACTCCTCTGTGATTACGGTTTTACCAGCAATCTTTTTGGCTTCAGCAAAGTTACGAACTAATGCAGTTGAAACTAAAGGCTTAACAGCGCCTTCAGCTACAATAGCAAAAGCACCTTCTTCAGTTCCTTCTTCTAGCCACGATGTGTATTGGTCAATGTTTGCAACAATTCTACGATCTGCAATATCGAAAATATACTGCTCGCCTCTACGCTTTTTTACAACACCATCTATTAATGAAACGCTTTCTATCATTTCTGCTGGATAGCTATTTTCATTGATTGTGTTGTCGGTAGTCATATTGGCAGCCGCACGAATGTTTAGAACAATTTCTTTTGTTCCGCCATTACCCTTATCGCGCATCATTAACTCTACATCAGACGCAGAACCATCAGCTTTCGGAGACATTAACATATCAACCGCTTGTTTTAAAGCGTTTCTGTTAGCGTCTAAATCAGACCCTACTCGGATATTTTTAACTTTTTCCAACTCGCCAGCAATGCTGTTTAAAGTTGTTTGGATTTTTTCCCCATCGTAACTTCTTAGCTGTTCGATGTTTAAACCCTCTAATGATTTTGCAATTAGCGCATTTACACTGTCTGCATTTTGAAACCCTCGAGTTTCAATCTCACTTTTCGCTACTGATTTTACTTGTTCCAGCAACGCATCATGAGCAACTTTTTCTTCTGCTGTCATTTCTTTAAGCTTTTAGGTTTTCTAATAAATAATTAAAATTAATAGCATTCTTAGTCGGCTCAGTAATTTCGAGTGTTGTGTTGCGTTGCTCAAACGGCTCTAAGTCAGTAAGTGATTTCAGTTGCGTAAAATATTGTCGTGCCTGTAATTGATCTTTACGCGGCAATGTTTTAATAAATGCTTCTATTTCGTCAAATAAACAATCTGCTTCGTCTTTGTTTCTGATTACATAAGTTCCTACTTCGCTGCCTATGGTAACAATTGAACCCTCAAATAAATCGATTTCTTTACAAAGTATGCAGTCGTTTTTTTCATCCCATTCGGTTTGTTGCCAAATATAATCAAAACCTGCCGAAAACTGATTTAATGTACCTGATCTAACCTGAGTTAAAACGTGGTCAGCCCAGGGAACATTATCGAGGGGCTTAGTTCTAAATCTTAATCCGTAATCATCCTCTACTAATTCATCGAATTGACAAAGGGCTTCGTATTGCCTGTGTTGATTTAAAAACGTAAGCTTATAGTTTGCATTACTTAATGGTCCACGATCATTTATAGACTTTGAAGCGCATCCTCTAAGGAACATTTCTCCATGCATATTGATTGCGCCCCAAACTAAAAGATAACCAGAAATTATTCTTTTATCTAAGTCGCTTGCAAAATCAGAAGTTAGCTCGCCTCTTTCATTTACAGCAACATTACTATAATTGATTGGTGCTGCTCTGCGTTTCAGTTCCTTTATTTTCTGATGTAGTGCCATTTGATTTCAAATTTATAATATTTTTTACTAATAATACTTCTTCTGGAGATAATTCGAATATTTTCTTTTCGTAAATTGATCCTGTTCCTTTATTCCCGTCAAAAGAAACAATCCAATCGTTTAATGTAGCTGTTCCGTTTTGCCACCTTTGAAGCCATGTTGAGCCATTCCTAAAATCAACTTCCGATTTCTCTTTTTTATTTTCTTGAAGCTCTGCAATATGGTCAAAATTTGGCTTAATATATCGCCTTTCGAATTTAAAATAACTCGTCCATGCTTGAGCATACTTTTCTGCCAAAGGCTGTATAACGTTTCCATAGAAAGCTTTCATGTCAGCATTTGCATTATTAAAAGTTGATTTATCTTTAGTTGGCTTTAAATGAGGTGGCACTTTAAGTACAGCGTAAATAGCTGAAGCATCCGCGTCTGTTTCCTCAAAAGGCTGTAGCTCTTGAATACTCATAGATGTTGATACGTATTCTACTGGAGCAGCCGAAACCCCAACTTGATTTTTACCTCTTGTTAATCCGTACGTTTGTTGATAAATTTTTTGAGCTTCATCTTTTTCGCCAGGAGTTAAACTAACCAACCCGCTGGCATCTGATTTTTTACTTACTAAAAAACCTAATGCTCCGCGCTTAAGGTAAATCACGCCTCTGGCTTCATAAACTGGTATAAGATTTTTTATAGCTAATTGAGCGCCTGTTAATGGCGATCTGTATTTATCAATATCGTTACCATGAAGTAAATCAAAATGAATTAATGGTAATACTTTTTGAGTTTCTAAAGGCTTATCTTTTCCATCTTCTGAAATTTTATATCCATTTATAAAATCTTTTAAGTCCGTAGCGGAATAGATATCAATATTTTTCTTTTTATCTATAGATACTTTCTGGCTTGCCAAGTTCCACCAAGTCAAAACGCTTGCGGCTTCGTCAGGCATAAACGACGGCTTGTTGAAATATTCAAAGTTAGCTCCAGTTAAATACTCATAACAAACCGCTTGCCATACAAACTGTTTAAACGACATTAATGGGTTTGGCTTGCTAAATAATCTATTGAATGTAGGGTTATTATAATCTACTTCGTCGTTCCAATCCTTACATAATTGCCAATTAGCGTCAGCCACTCTAGTAGCTATCTCATTAATTGGAGCAAATATCTCGGGCAAGCAATAGAAAAGCGTTATAAAGTTCTGCTTTCCATAAGCACCGCCAAATAAGGAATCTAAATCGTAACCGAATCTAGCTGGCTCTATTTCTGAATACTCCCAAGAATTGCCACCTCCTGGAATTTGGTTATTTTCATATTCTACAAATACCTTTTCTGGAATATTTGAAATCCCATAATCTCGTTTAGCGAGGTCTTTGCCCCATGAAAGCGGATTGTACCAACTCATTTACGAATATTTTTTAATGCAATAATACCAAATATAAATTAAACTTTATTCATACCGAACAAATGAGGAAAATTTTGTTCAAAATAAGTAGCTGCCATTTCGCATAAATCGGGTGCATCATCGTGTTTATTTCCTTTACCAGCTTCTTGAATTTTGAGGTAGGAAGTTAAATTTCTTATAAACTTTGCATATTGTGGATATTCTTCCCAGTCATGCCTAAAAACAAAGTTATTACGAATAAATGATGCTCTATTTAATATCCTTGACGGCTTTGATGTTCGGGGCCTTAACACTCTAAACTCTCCATCAAAGTTAATTCTATCTAATTCTTCACGGATACGCTTTGCTGTTTCGATCCACCCTAATACACCCTCTATACCTACTGATCTGGATTTATTTCTTTTAATTAAGTTAACCATTTCAGGCTCGTTAAAATCAGTTCCATCGGTGTTATAAAGCATTTCTGTTACGTAAATCTTACTGCCAACCAATTTAAAAGGCGCACCAGCAAAATCATCGCCACCTAAGTTGGCAGGATCAGCGCAAGTGTATGTAAAATCTGGATCCTTTAAAGCTTCTATTGAATCCATATCTGCAAATTCAAGTTCATCGATCGGAAATAATAACCCTGATTTTGGCTTAGGATTTTGCATATGCTGCCTTTGAAAAACAATATCGTTATGCTTTTCTAGTGCTTTTAATTCTTCAATGGTATGCTTTTGAGGGCAAAGGGCCGTTCCATCTTCTTTTATTGACGGCAAACTCAATACGTGCCATAATCCACCATCTAAGGCGTTACCCTGTTTGCGTATTAAATAACCACTTAAATCATCTTCATGCGTTCGTTGTTGAATTATTATTATCGGAGTGTTACGACTGTTAACACGATTTGAAATTGTGCTATCGTAACGTTCATTTACTTTATTTCTTAACGTTTCGGAATCAGCATCATCGGGCTTGTTTGGATCATCTATAATAATTGCGCCACCAAATTTTGATTTATTTTCTGACAAATCATCTAATTCAAGCCTTAATTCTTCAAGTTCAGATATTTCATCATCACTTAATTCATCTTCGTCGACTAATCCAGCACCGAAGCCAGTTATTTGACCGCCTGTTGAGGTTGCGTAAACACCTCCTGTTTGTTCTGTATACCATTTCTTTTTGGCTTTAGATGATTGCTTAAGCTTTACCGATGGGAATAATAACTGATATTCTTCGGATGTAACTAAGTCTTTTACGGCCTCCGAATTATCTAATGCCAAATCATCTGAATACGATAAATGAATAAATTTAGCTGATGGGTTTAAACAAAGTCCGTAAGCTATAAATGCTTTAACGGCTAATTCTGTTTTACCATAACGTGGTGCAATATTAATTATTAGCCTGGTTACTTCGCCTGATATGACTTTTCGAAGCTGTTCAGCGATCAAATATAAATGTTCCCATTTGGCCCACTTTCTTTTATACTGCTTCTTGAAAAAATAACGCACAAAAAAAATAAAGTCGTCCTTACAATATACATGGGCGACTTTTAATTCTTTTATTTCTTCGACGGTTAAATCTGGCATTTAAAATTCTTTATCGAATGAATCTTTTATCTTTTTGGCTTCTTCTGGAGATGGCTCTACGTTAATATTCATATTCTTAATAATATTGTCCTTTTCGAACCATCCGAAGTGGCGACCGATTTTATCTAAGGCATTAAGCTTATCATTTAACTTAAATTCAACAGTTGTTTTGCTGCCTCCTTCAAATTCGGTAACTGTTTTTTTAACCGAGTTTAACGCTCTTGCTTTAGCCCTATCTATTTGCGAAAGGTCTTTTATTGAGTTATCATCAGATATGAAATCTTGAACATTACTAAAGGCATTTTCTTCTAATTCAGATAGCCATCGTTCTTTTGTAATTGAATGATTTTCGGCTGCTTTTACTCTTAATGATTGGATATATTCTTGAACTTCTGGCTCTTGAAGTAAATTATAAGCAATTTGATCTGCTGTTTTTTTTGAATATCCAGAGTAACCTGCTGATTCTCCGCCTTTTAACGTTTCAAACCACCTATCAGCAAACTTTTTCTTTTTCTCGGTTAACGCCATTTAATTCTAAATATTTCTAAACCACATCTAAACCCAAATATACGAATTAAAACTACTTTTCTAAACTTTCAATATTAAACCTGATAAACTCTTTACCTTTTTCAACTTTAATCTTCTTAACACTCATTTCGTAAATACGACTATCATTGAATCCGTATTTCTTTTGAAGTATATCTAAGAATGGTTTTATAGAATTATCAATATCATTTCCCGAGTTACTCAATCCAAATTCAAAACTTATTTTAAGCTCGCCTAAAGGAATAATTAATTTTGGCAATAGAAATAGGCATGATCGCTCAAATGATTTGTAAATAGGCGTTTTAAATCTGCGACCCTGGAACGCTTCGTTAACAGACATTGGTTTGATTTGTATCTCAGTCATTCGTTCCCTTTTCTGTTTTATGTTCTTATTTGCATGGTTAATCCTATTTAATAAACTGTTTTTCTTCTTCTATTGAAATTGAATCTATGTTAACAGAATTACCATATCCATCCATGCATTTGTGAACGACAACATTATCGTTGTCAATAATTACTTGAGCCATTAAATTGCCTCCAAAATCGATATTATAAGTTTTAATAATCCTACTTTAAATTGTTTATAAATCTGTTAGGTTAGTTGTGTATTCGCTATGCTTTAATCCTTTCAAATAGTAGTTATTGTAGTAATCTCTTTCTTTATCGCCAATTACAATTTTATCTACTTCAAATTGAGAAAAAATATTAGAAATAACTCTGTAAATATTGATAAGCATATTTTCTATTGAATACTTCATTGTATTTTCCATCTTATTTATTCCTTTAATAAATTAAACTTTGTCTTTTAGCGAAAGTATTTTATTTCTCTCATTGTAATAATCCGAATTCCATTGCCCTGATGTTTGCTTTAAGTTTGCGTGCGCCTCGTCAAGTTTTTGATTAGCGTATAGCTTCATGGATTTAATACATAGCTCTACATTTATGTAATCTGGATTATCGCCTGTTACCTCTGAAAGTATTTCTTCTGCTGTTTTCATAGTAATCCCGATGTATTAAGTTCTTGGCCTGTATCAATATTAATTTTATTCTGAAAATCGTGTAAATATCCTCTTCTAACATTACCAGTCCAAAAAGTTTGATCTTCATTGTCAATTCTAATTTTATAATCTAATTCTTTTGAATACCAATAGGATTGACCAAAATAACAATCTTCATCCGTCTTCTCAAACCCACACTTCAAAAGTATTTCTTCGTTCAATTCGACTGGAGATTTAATAATTTCACCAATTGAAATAGCTACATATGGTTCTATAAAAGAAAACTCTTTCAATCCCCAGACAAAAGGCTTGTCATCATAACCTATGAATATGTTTCCTACTCGAATTTCGTTTGCTTTCATACCTGTAAATTTACCTTTTAATTCAATGCGGTTTTGTAACAATGTCGTCACGCACCAATCCTTCGATATAAGCGGCTTGATTTGATTTTGAACGTATTATATCAATTACATCATTTGAAAGCCTTAAACTAAGCGGTTTCTTTGTTTCTGACTGTTTTGGTCTGCCTCGTTTGTTTTTCATTTTATTTGTAATGTGGGGTTAATAATTCTCCTGCGTCTCCCCTGAATCTAATTCTATTGAATGTAAATTCTCCTGTTTCGTTATCGTGAGAAATTACAATGTTTTCATCGTCGTATTTTACTAACATATTTTTATCGTTGGTAAAATAAAGTATGTTGGCTTTCACATCAATAATCTTCTTTAACCATGAACTAACATCCTGCTGAATAACTCCAGAATGAGGACACTTAACCAATCCATTATCATAAACCCAACCTGTAACACCGTCACAAAACCATCCATTTTTAGGTTTTTCATTTTCAAAAGATACTTTTATGTAGTTTTCCATAAATTAAAAATTAAATGCTTTTTGATAAAATTCTATTGATTTATTTTCGTAACGGTCTGAAATAATAGTCCATAAAGCAACTTCCTTTCTGTCTCCCATTTTAACTAATCTTTCAAGTTTTGATGTTTCTAAATCAGAAAACTTATTGAAAAGATTTGTATAATCTTTCTCTGTAATTTCTGATGCTAATTTGTAGATTTCTGCTGATGTAAGTACCATAATATTTTCCGTTTTGCTTATTCAAATGTACAACTAATTATTGTAATTACAAATATTAATTAAATTTTCTTTGTAACAATTTAATTACTTCGTGTTACTTGGTTTCAAAATAAAATATTCCGCTAAATGGTTTGTCTGGAGTTATTCCAAATAAATCAGCCACAGTATTCATGTAAAAAATTCTTTTTTTAGTCGCTTCAACATTTGTTTTTTTAGGCAAATTAGAAAGTCTAATATGGAATGTTTTCATGTAATTACGGAACCCTTCAAGGTCATTACAACGCTTGTAGTGGTTAACTATTCTTATTGCTGGCATAAGGTTTTTAATACAATCCACCTCTTTTAATCTAAGGTTATATTCTTCACGATTAGCGCAGTCTTTCATTATTGAATATCCAAAACGCTGCTTTGACAACATATGGTCAACCTGCCATTTATCATCTAACGGTTTGCCAGTGTAAGCGCATTTACCGTCAAACTTATTAAATACCGCCTGTCTATCTATTTTCATTACTTGGTTTCTTTTGGTTGATTAACTTAATTATTCCTTGATTGAATTTTACATCTACTGTATGCCTCATGTAATCTTTGTATTCTCCTTTATCGCTTTTAAAGAAATCCCTGGTCGTGACTAAAATGTGCTCTCTAAATTCCGATTTATTCAATTTGAACGTTTGTACTTCATGCGGAATACATTCTGTGCCGATTAAACTCCATATCGTGCCGTTATTCGTAAATTGCGTTTGGATGTACGAGCCGTTAATGTCAATTAGTTTCATCTTCCAGAGATTGTGTTAAAGCGAAAATATCCTTTCTAAGCTTATCATTTTCTTTTTCTAACTCAAAGTACATTTCTTTATTTTTTTTCAACTGAGAGCTTTGTTTTATGCATCTAGCGGTTAATCCGTCTAATATATCCATGCATCCTAACAAGGTATCTATGCGTTTTTTGGATAATTCTATTTTCGGGCTATTCGGGTTTGATTTTCCAAATCTAATTAATTCGCTATTCATTTCAACAGAAATCCCTCGGACTATTGAAATAGCATTCTGGTAATTTTCAAATGACTCAAAAAACAAGTGCCACGCTTGAATTTGATTTTCGTAATGTTCTAAAAGGTATTTCATAACAATCCGGATGTATTAAGTTCTTCGTCTGTTAATGCGAAATATAGATTTTGAAGTTGGTGCAGATATTCAATACAAAATATTGTCCTGTATGCTGTGTATTCTTCATAATGACTTTTAACTTTTATTTTGCCATCAATAAAGTCTACGTCTAACTTGCCGCCAAAATCCATACATAAGTCGCCCTCTGATTTACCATTATAAAATTTGTAACCACACTTCAAAAGTATTTCTTCTGAAAGGGGTAATCCTGTTATTTGCCAAGCTAAATTGTTATCTTTTGAGGTTTTATTTGGATAAACATGAATATGATCATCCAAACCGACACCCCCCAGCTCGTCTACAGTTAACAATGTTTTAGTTAAATTATCTATTAGAATATTTCCAATTCTAAGGTCAGTATTTTTGATACTCATGATTATAGTTTGTTTGTGTATTTTCCGCAATTACTACATTTATTATCTGAAAAAATGCCTCCATTTATATCTTTATAATAATCACTATGAAAGCCTAAAAAGCATTTTGTATTATTTATCATTTTCTGTATCCTTGCTTTTCTTTGAATACTTTTTATTTTTTTCAAGTGCCATTCTATTGATTTTTCCATACATCTAAATTTAAATATTTATGTTTAATTCTTTTTTAAATATGAATTTTTAAATAAGGTTGTTATCTAAAATAAATCGTTTGGCACTATCGCCGTATTTATTGTTTCGTTAATATTTTCGTGTTCAAAAGCGTAAAGGTTTTCGCCTCCTATTATTTCGTAGTACCTGTTTTTTTGCCAGTCGAAGAAAACCGATGTTGCGCCTTTTTTGGATGTTCCTTTTGGTTTTGCTTTTAATATTTTAACAATCGCTTCGTTTTCTTGAAAAGGTGTTCCTGTTGATGGGTTTATAGTTAAATCTACTTTTCCGTTAATTCGGTTATGCTCTGGCCTCCAAACCCCCACAACATTAAACGCTCTACGCCCCCAAACTGCTCCGCCAGCAAAACTGTTTAATGTTGGTACTGCAGTACAATAAACATCTTGCCCAGTAATGTCTTTTAAAACGATTGGCGGTAGGTCTTTAGCGTGAGTTACGATATTGTTGTGCCAATTATTAATTTTTGCTTCCTGTCTAACCTTTTTTAAAGCCCATGCTAGGTATTTATCCTCACGACCAGCGTATTTAACTAAATCTTCTTCTAAGTCGTTAAAAGGATCTAATGAAGTTGTATTAAGTTTAATTTTCAACTCTTTCTCTAAACTTTTCCAATATGCAAAGAAACTTTCGATATCGTGATCTGTTTCATCTCCATCAATGGGGTAGAAAAATTCATCTAACCAATTCATTGCTTGGTAAATTTCTTTTTCAGTAGCCGAATAAGGGTTTGATTTAAAAAAAGGTTTTCTAAGTCTTTTTGATATTAACTCTGCGATTACATCATCCATATTTCCAATCTCTCCAGATAAAAAACCATGCTTCCATCCAAATTTTTCAGATTGGTTAAACATCATTTCCATGTGAAACTCTGTTTTACCAGCTCCTGCAAAGCCTAAATAAAACGTGCTATATCCAGGTTTAAAGCTTAACAATTCATCTAAGGTTTTAAATCCCGTATCAACACCACGCTGTACGCCTGTCCCGTAATGATGCATTACGCTTTCGGTATAATCTGATATTCTCTTTTTAGCTTTCATTAACTGAATAGTTCTTTGTTTTGGCTTTGGTCAATTGCTTTGTTTAATTTTTGTTTAGGTTTATTGAAATCATTCTTAAACCATCTTTTTAATCTTAATGTGGTGTCCCATGTTTTTTCAGTTTCCTGTTTGAATTTTGTATTTGATTTGTTTGGTTCGGTCCAATAATCGCAAAACTCTCTTATCCCTTCCGCTCCATATAAATCAACAAAAGGAATTAGTGATTGAGAAAACTTTAGTTTTCGTACATCTATACTATTATTATTTAATATACTCTTATCTACTCTACTCTTATCTGTATCGCTTTGTATTACAATTGTATTAGATTTTGATACAATTGTATTTTTTTCTTTTAATTTTCTCCATCTTTCTTGAACGGCTAAACGTCTTTTTTCAGATAATTCTAGCACCTCTCCGTTTTGTTCGTCAAGGAATTTTATCCTTACGTGCCAATCATCAAAAGCGATAATCTTTTTATTTTTAAGAATAGTTAAATGCTCTTCGTCTATTTCAATTTCCGCATCTTCAACAGTCAAAAAACATTCTTTATTCCAGTATAAGCAACATAGCCTTATAAACCTTGCCTGAGTGACTTCAGGGCATTTCTGAATCTTTCCCATCATCCAGTCGGATATAACAAATTTAAACCAAGTTAATTTCTCCATTACAGTTTGTAAAAAGTATAAAGCCTAAAAATTATTGGAAAGTAGACTTATCCACAAATGACTTTCCTAAAAAAGTAACCTGTTTAATTCTTCCATCTTTGATCCAGTTGTAAACCGTTTGCCTTTCAACTCCCTTTTGTTTCGCGAAAATTGCAACTGTGGCAAGGTTTGCAGGATTAATTTTATTTGATGTTGTTGTTTCCATTGATGTAAATATAGTAATTATTTGACAAAATGTATAATTTTTATTATTTTATTTTAAGAAACTTGCTATTAAGTCACAAGCAAGTTTCCTATGTAGTAGCGGAGCATTAGAATAGTTTTGATACATCTAATTCCTGCTCAGTATTGAAGAATACAATATTTTGAAGTTGGTGCAGGCTTTTGATATCTATAACTTTACCATTACTTTCGAATTGAAAATACTCATCATTAGTAATATAGCCAATTCTGAATAAAGCTAATTCGTAATCAAACCATTGATTCATTAAAACAAATCCACAATTCAAAAGTATTTTTTCTGTTATTTCTATTGGAAGTATAGCTAATAAATCTTCTTTCGTATCTAATAAAGATAAATCACTACCTGTAATTTTAAAAAACTCTCCAGATTTATGCTTTAGTACGTTTCCTATTCTTAATTCGTTTGCTTTCATAACTCCAAACTTAACTGCCCTGGTTTATACTTAATTAATTTCCATCTTGCTTTTAAAGCTTCTTGCGATAATATTCGGCTTACGTAATACTCTCGCTGATGTATTTGAGGTCTTGCACCTTTTTTAAAGTTTTCCATTTAAAATAAGTTAGTTTGATTTCTTTTTATATCTAAATTGTTCTTTCTGTTTTGAATATGCCGAGGCATATCGTATTGAAGGTGGCATTTCTGGCATAACGCTTTTAATCTTTCGTCGCTAACTTCGTGATTCGTTTTATCATGATCTAAATGAGCAATAGTTAAAACTATTTTAGTGCATTTTAAGCCATCTAAATCCCATGCTTCGCTTTCCATTCCTTCTGGCCAATAAACCCAATCATTAATATCTTTACCGTTTCTATGAATTAAAGAATAATTAGGAACTCCGCAAAACTCACATTTATTCTCAGCACGCTTTAATATCCTTTCCCTAATAATTTTCCAATCTTTAGGGTACTCTTTATAATTTATTGGCATAATATCTACGTATAATTAGTTAATTTAAGAACTTTTAATACGTCCTGAGTAAACACTTTATCTCTTCCGTTTAAATCGTCGAAAGTTCTTTGTGCGTAAATAATAGTTGAATGATCTCTGTTGAAAAGCTTGCCGATATTTACAAGTGTTGCCTCTGGATTATATTTTCGAATTAAACCAATTGCTATCTGTCTGGCAACTACTATGGGCCGTTTTCTTGTTGGACTTACTAGCTGATCTTTTGTGACCTCTAAGGCCATGCAAACCGCTTGTATGATTTCGTGCTTATCAACAATTTTAATTTTGTTCTTAGAAAAGAACTGATCTTTTTCGCTTAATCCTGCGTATATGTATGGGGTCATAATTATTCCGATTCTATAAATTGAATGATTTGACTTACTGTAGCTTTTGGATTGGCTTTAATGAATGCCTTAAGATCGTCCTTAAGAAGTTCTTTAGCGTCATTCATTAAATAGTCTAAATTTAAAAAATGACTATCTTTGCTATAAACGAAATTTCCAAACTGATTAGGTATAAAACCATTTTCCTTTAAATATTGGTTGTTTGTCATTACGATGTTCTTTTAACTGTTACTTTTCCTTGACCTAATTTAATTTGCCAATTCCAATCTTGATATTCTATCTGGCGTTTTATCCTAGTTCTTGTGCTTTGCAATGTTTGATAATCTGAGGGAGAAAATAGATTGCAATTTTCATCAACCTTCATGTTTTTAAGTGTTTTTGCTATCATGATTCAAATATATAAACATTAATTAATTTATTAAACGTTTTATGGTAAAATATCCGTTACAATCCGTTACAAAACAAAAACGCCTCATAAAGAGGCGAGATTGTAGAGTACATATTTAAACCGATAACATCAAGCAGTATCGGATCTGCTTTTATTTTTGAAAGTAATATCCTTGAAAGCGCACCGTATCTCTGTATTGAGGCGATTTCATTAAGCCATCCCCATTGCCACGTAAATTCTCGGCTCCTGGCTCGTCTATCATAACTACAGAAGAAACTTGCTTATCTATCTTAAAACACACCTGTACAGCAAAATTAGCTTTACTGTTGCCGTTAATTACTGTTGTATCGGCTCTTTGTGTAGCGCAAACAATTCTTAGGCCTGTAGAACGCCCTTTTTGCAAAAGCATTTGTAGGTTTTCGTTTAAAGATTTTAACTGTCCTACTTTTTCCATTTTAAGTTTTGGAGATGGAGGAATACCCATCATCATTTCGGCAGCTGATTGTTTATAAAAGCCTTTTTCAACCATTTCTTTAATATCTAATTGATTGCCTTTTCTTGCGGTCATGGCTGCATCCGTAAACTCGTCAAAGAAAACAACTTTACGGGCATTGCTTTTTGATTTTACCTTAGCGTTCATTTCTTCAACTAGATATTCTAATTCTTTCTCAATCTCTAAAATATCGTTGATAACTTTAAACTCATTTGCATAATCTGTAAATTCTTCTTTAGGGTCTAGGATTACAATATCTTTGATTCCTGCGGCTTTCATGTATTCAAGCATAGAAATAAGCTCAACCGACTTGCCGCTACCTGTACCGCCGCCAATTAAGCAATGAGGTGTTGATTGGTTGTTTAAATCCCAGGTAATTACATTGCCAAAATTATCCTCGCCTAAAGGAATTTTCTGATCAACAACCTTAGATTTATCCCAATGGAGAATGTCACTATTTTTAGATATGGTTTCTAAAGCCAAATAAGAGCTACCCTCATGCACAACTAAATCTTTTGCGATACGGATGTTTTCAACATCCAAAGCGTTTGCAATATCTAATCTATGCGGAGTGATAGAAGATATTTTAACACCGCTTGAAACGGCTAAAAGGTATGTATTTGATGAATAACCCTCGAACTCATGTTTAACTTCTACAATCTTACCAAAAGACCTTAAAGAGTGTTCTATTTTTTGTGCGTATGACATATTTTTATTACTTAAGTCGTATTGAATGAATGATGATGCTGATTCTTTGAATTGTTTAATGATTGACGGATTGATTGTTGAAAGCGTTACGTCTCTTGTTTTTTTCAGACGTTTAGCAATTAATTCCTTTTTGTTTTCTGGCACGTTAAAATCTTCAATTTCTGCAATCATTGTTTTGCACCAGAAATCGTAAAGCTCTGATTTATCAACGTAGTTATCCGTTGTATTGATTGTATAAACAAAATCTGGATCATTTACCGCCGTTAACATTGATTTTAAAGGCTCATAAAGTAAAGCCTCATAAAGCTTGCGAGTGTTTTTATTAACCTCTACAATGTATTTGTTAATTTGATTCGCACCACTTTTGTTTGCAGAGTATTTATTTTCTAAAAACCAGCACTCATTAACCTCTAAGCCTGTTTTTGCCTCGTAAACATTCACATAAGTAATTGCTTGCTGCCCTACGGTTAACCTTAAATCTTCTTCATCTGAATGGGAATTTTTAGACTTATGGTCAATCACAACAACTTTATCATTTTTGGTCTGAATAACTAAATCTATCTTAGCATGACAAGGCAAAGGCAAATCAACACCATTAACAGTTAAGTACTCATCGCAATAAATCTCAACATCTAAAATTTCTTTAATTTCATCCAGATAGGTTGTTGATTCTTTAAAGAAATTGTTGATTAATTGAGTAACTGTTTTGGTTGCTTTTAACTTGCATTCTTCTACGGTTGGTGTTGTTTTTTGTAGCTTCCATAAAGGTATTTTAAAATCCTCTATGTAATCAAATGCGAAAGTTAGTAAATCTGCTACGTCAAAAGCTTCTCCTTTTTGTCTCGCTTTAAAATACCTGTCTAAAGCATCATGATAAGCTGAACCAGCAACTGTTGTAGCAGATGATTTGCCGCGCTGACCGTAAATCTCTTGCATTTCAAAAGCTTTAGGGTTACGGGCAAATGTAGATAGCTTAGAATAACTCCAGCTATTTATAAGGAAGTTGCTTTGCAACTCCCTTAATTCGTTGTCTGATAAATCTTTGTATTTATGCATTATGGCATTTGTTCTTCTGCGTTAAATAATCCTGGTTGTTTTTCGGTAATAATAGTTGCCGATGGAACTTTAACCTCTGGCTTTTCTTCTTTTTGCTCAGGCTCTTTTTTCGCTTCGGCCTGTTTAGCTTTTAAATCCTCTTTCTTTTGTTCGGCTGTTTTTTCAGCTTTCTTAAAGATAATTTCTGGTGTTGTATCTCCATCTTTTAAAGCTTGACCTACACCAATAAGCGTAACTAAATCATCGTTTGTAAGCTGGCTTATTTGCGTTTTACCTACAATTTTCAATACCGATTCTTCATCTTGCTCATAACCTTTTTTAAATGCAGTAAAAACCTGTTTAACCTTTTTAGCAAACTCTGATGCATCGCCAATGATTTTTTGTTGTGAGGCTCTGTAAATCTTATCAGTTATAGCTTTAGGTATTACTGAAAATATAGCATTACGTAAAGCAATTGAATTTGCAGCGTTGCCCGTAACGATAATCATATCATCTTTCATTTTACCGCTGTTAGTCATAATAGAACGCTTAACAGTCACTTTAACGGCTACGTTCTTTTGTAAATCCCACGCAATCGCTTCGCTTTCTACAAACTTTTCAGTTTGATTAATTACTTTAGCTTCGCCCCTGAAATTACCCCAGTTTTGCATGATTATCTTTGCAAGATGTACGGACGGCCCTGTAATTGCTTTGCCGCCTCTTGGCACGCTATATCCGCAAGTCATTGCGGTTTCTACATCTATTGTAGCCATTGCAAGAGCATCGTTAACACAGCTTGTAATATCGCGTTTAAACATATGCGCTGTACTTACTTGAATATCGATTGAAGCTTTATCTCTCAATATTTGCATTTCAACACCCTCTAAAGGCATGATTTGAATTTCTTCTGAATTGTTTTCCATTATATTTTAGATTTTAATTTATTTCCAACATTTGCCATTTCTGGCTTAATTACTTCTACTAAAGATTCGTTAAGGGTAATTTTGAATTTCTGACCATCTTCTGTTTGAAATTCGATCTTAGTCATTGCCTCGAACATATCTAAGCATCTTCTTAGTTTGTGTAAATCGTTCTGTATTTCTAAACTCATATAAACAAAAAAGCCTTTCATAAAATCGGAATCTGCAACGTTTCCAATATTAATCCAGGCTGTTTAAATTTCTTAATCGCTGTTGCAGTAGCGTGATGTAAAAGTAAGGTGTATTTGTGGGAATGGGTAATAATTACTGTATTTTTGCTGTTACAATACAAAGAATTATTAAAATAAATACAAGCCAAAATATCCTGCAAAAGTTCTTAACCGTTAAGTCGTGGAATATTGACTTAGACTTGCATCGGTCTGGTTCGTGTTCTCTCATTAGAATAGTGCTAATTGTGGTTTATGAGCTGGTTCGATTGTTTCTTCGTTTAAAATAAATTCGCTCCATTGCATAGCTATAGCTTCTGCAACTTTAGGATAAGTCTTAGACCTGTATTCTTTCATTTTTGGGTCGTTCCACCCAATGACTTTTCCTTCTACAACAAGCCTAAACTGACCCGCATCATCTTGATTGCCCCATCTTTTTTTCCCCTGTATAATTCTAGCAGGATAATGTGTTTTTGTTTTTAATAGCGGCAAGTTTTTAGTCCAAAGGCAAGTTTTTTTACTAGCGTCATCCCCAAATTCATAAGGCTGTATAATTTGATTAGGCTTTCTAATCGCAGAGCTCAAGCATCCTACAGGGTTTTCTATAGCCCAATGTTTTATATCGCAAGCCATGAGTTTTTTAACAAAATCAATAGCATTTAATGTTTTCTGCTCTCTTTCTTTATTTTTTTTATTCCAATGAAGACCGCTAACTGTAAGATACGTACATTCTGGATGAAATATTGCAACATCCCATTTTTTAGAGCTAATAGCATTAAATACATCGCCTTGTATATGCCACTCTGGATGTCCTCCTGAGCATGGCTTCAAATCACAAGAATAGGCTTCATGGCCTAGTTTTCTAAATTCTTTGCATATAGCTTGGCTTTCTTCGCATCCTATTAAAACTTTTAATACCCTCATAACGTCATGCTGTTAAAGTTCAACCATGCTACATACCCAAGCAATACAATTGCCAGGAGTTTTAAAAGGAGTTTAAGCATTTTTAATTAGTTCTTTTAATTGTTCGTAATCTTCAACCGTTAAGATAGGGTAGGCTTCTGGATGGGTAGAGATAAAAATATAATTATTGCCAAATTTCACAATAGAATTTATATTTATCATTTCTGGATTCGAAACGAGCCATTTTCCTTCAATATCCATGAAGTTACCAGAATCGTAAGACCTGGGTGTAATTTCTATAAATCCTTTCATGATTAAATTTTTCTATTTTGTTGTGGCGTTGTATTTGCCTTGTGATCATTCGGATTCATTGCGTTGTAGAAATTCTGCGTAACGGAAAGCCAATTCTGATCTATATAAGCTTCGGTTCCCATATCCATTTCCTTTTCTATAATATTAGGGTCAATGCCTATTTTTCCGTTAGCCGATACAGAATAAATACTTAATGCGTTTTTCTCAACATATTTATCTAATTCAGAAATATGATAAGTTTTAACTACTTCGCCTTTATCGTTAAAGTATTCGATAAAGTCTTTTGAATTTTGAGCCGTTGCTGTAAAATTGATTGTTGCCATTTTTGTTTGTTTTAAATGTTAAGCAAATATACAGGTTGTTTTGGTAATTGCAAATTAAAAACGAAATAAAATTTAATTTGTTTTTATGTTATTTATTTATACCTTTGGATATGGAAAAGAAAAAAACATACACTATTAATGCCACGCCATCGGCTATGGCTTTATTCGATGATAGAGCCAAAAAGAATGGACGCTCAAGGTCTTCTCAATTCGAGTTTGAATCTAAAAACGGAGAAATGCTAAATCAAGGCAGGGTTTTTACAGAAAGCGAAATACATTCCCTACAATCAGAAGTACACGCAATTACAGGCAACGGAAAAGTTATGCAATGTTTTAATGCTTTGTTAGGGGTATGTGCAGGTTAACGCTAAATCAACGCCAAAACATCCTTAATGGCGAAAGAAAAGTTAAGGAGAAAGCTAATTACGCCTTGCATGAGCTATTATATTCATGCAGCGAAGTAGGAACGTATTTTAGCAAAAGAGGTTTAAGAACTAACAGGGGATTACAAATTAATTAAATTATGAATTATAAAATAATTGAAACGGGTTACGAGTTACCCGATGTTTTATTACATCGTGATCGTAATGATGACGGAGAAGAAATCGTTCAAATAAAAGCTATTGGTTTTTATGATGGAGCTGATAATATGTTTTGCATTGAGGACATTACTTTTAATAGCGAATGTTCAGCGCAAAGATTTATTAAGGATTTTACATTAGAGTCTGCGGAATCTTGGTGTACAGATAATCAAATTAAATATTCAGAAAATCATAAATGACCACCCAACACGCCGCGCACCGCCTCGAGCAAGTTAGACTTATTTTAGGGCGCAAAATGCCAACCAAACAATTTAACAGGTTTAGTTTATTATTCACGTATTATAGAAATTTTGGAAGATGACAAACGAACAAGCAAAACAGCAAGCTATTAAAAGGGCTTATGGTGAAAGTTATGAGTTATGCAAATTATTTATTGATCAAAATGGGTGGTGCGTAATTTTTAAAGACGCTGATGAAAATTTTAAAGGCATTGCAGGAAATCAAACCCACTTTAAAGAGAGTGAAATAGAGGGAGGGCAATGTTTACACAGTGTTCACGGAAAAGGAATAAGTTTTAAGCCAAAATCATTAGGTGATTTGGATAGCAACAACGGTTGGATAAGGATTGAGCCTGATGGAAGTAATTTGCCTGATAAAAAAGTTGAGTGCTGGTTTAAGGATAAAAATCAAGAGACTCCAATTTGTGGTGTTTTTTTAAACGACAAAGAAAGTATTGCCTTTGTATTAGAAAACGCAACGCATTATCAGATTATTGAAACTCCAAAAATTCCAGTTTATTAATTAAAAGTATTAAACCATGAACAAATTAATTTTATTAATCATCGATCTATTTTATAAGCCTAATTACAGGCATTACGGTAAATGGATTTTCCCAGTTAAAAACGATAAACTTAAATAACATGATAACAATAGGAGAATTAAAAAAGCAATTAGCGAACTCCCAGATGAAATGGAAGTATTATTAGATTCACATCCAGAAGAAGGTATTTACGGAGCTTGCGAGCAAGTAAGAACCGAAAACATTAAGCCTGAGGATTCGGAAGGCTATAAAGAAACAAAACGAATATTCTGCGTTTTATCAGATGAAATAGTTTAAACAAAAAATCATGAAAGACAAATTAACAATCAGCCAAAAGGAGATTTATTACTGGGCTGATAAATTAAACTGCAAAGTAGATGCAATCAGAATTGCCAAAGCTATTGTAGGCAACAAAACAGCCGATGTAAAGGATTTTATCGAATCGCATCGAGGTAAAGACGTAATTGTAAATGCGGACGTAATGTGGCTAAGTAAGGAGGGGTAAGATGAAATCAGAAAAATTAGAAAATTCAACACAAGCAGAAGTTTTAGCGGTGTTGAAAGAAACAGAAAAAAAGCTACTACAAGCAACTCAAAATCTAGCTCATCCTGCGTATGGATTAAGTTCGTCAACTACTATCGCAATAGACGAATTAAGGAATGAGCTTTTTGATTTCTTAGAAATCCCTGATAAGTAACAAAAAAACGCCAGGCAATCGCTTGGCGTTTTCTGCTTAAAATAAGTTCCGACCCTATTTATGCGTTTATATCCCAATCATCTGTAACATCTACCCATTGCTTTTTTAACAAAGCCTGAATAATTATTTCAACAATTTTGGATAAGAACAATTTAATTATTGTTCCAAAAAATCCTTTAGCTTCTGATTTTAAAGAATCCTTTAAATCATCTGTAAGTAAATCAATTTTCCTACGTCTCATATATTTATTTTGATATTAAAATCACAAACAAGTAAAATAGGCATATCGCAACGAAGCAAAGTCCTATGAATTTTTTAGCATCCATGATACAAATTTAAGGAAATAGTAAACGGCTATCGCCAATTCGATTGTAACAATAACAGCGACTATCTTCCAAAATCTGGCTTTCATTTTGAATCAGAATTTATATTTGTTGTTTCTGAATTTGTAATAATTGGGTTACTCGATAAGTTTGCTATTGTCTCATCCTTTTTCGATGTTCCAGTTGTAGATCCATAGTAATAACCAGTTGCTGCAGAACTCATTGCTACAATCGCTATAATCACTTGTGGGTCTACTTTCTTTTCAATAATCAATATTGCAAAGAAATAAACGTATGCGCAAATTACAATAAGTAACGCTAATATTGGTTTTATGTTATCTGATAAAGCTTTCATGATAAGAATAATTTAGCTTCTCTTGCTCTACGCAAAGTTAATCCTTTAAGTTCAACCTTTTTGCCTTTAATAGTTCCTTTGTTCCAAACTCCAAACCAATACTCAATCGTTGCTTTATCTTTTATTCCAGCGTTTATTTTTTTGAATAAGGTTGATGAAGTTCCGCCTGGGCCTACATTGTAAATAAACGACGTAAGCGCATCAAATTGGCTTTGTGTAACATTTACTTTTAATCCAGATTTAACGGCAGGAACGTAACGAGATTGCAGTTTGTGATTAAGTAGTTCGGTTGCTCTTGCTTCATTAATTGGCTTATCGGTCATTTTAACAGCTACACCGTTTTCGTAGACAGTTGAACCATACCCAATCGTAGGAACGCCAACCGAATCTAAATACGGCTTACTCATAAACTTTTCTTCATTCTTAATGAAGTTAATTCCATTTATCGAAATGTTCATTTAATAAAGTTAAACAAAACTATCGTAAAAGCAAAAAAGCGCAAATCAAATCAATGACTACGCTTTAATCCGCTAAAGACTTAGCAGAACTTTAAACGGTTTCTTTTACAAATAGTGATTTGGCTTTCTCAGCTTCCGATTTGCTGCATTCGTGTATATCCATTAAGCAATCAACAACAGACATAAGACCTTCGAAATTATTCAATCCATCATGGCCACATCCTATGCCGAAAGCAAGTTCAATATCTGCGATTTCATTAATAGAATATCCTGTAGACTTTATTTGTTGTGCAATATCTTTTTGTTTTAACAAATCATAATTTATATTATCTCTACCACACATACCCCACTTAAAAGGATTAAACCAAATTCCTGTGTTGTATTCTTCATTATCAGAAACTATACATCTATTCTCTTTATCATAATAAAGATTTACATTATTGTTAGCTGCCACAATATTACCTACAGCACACGCTTTGCATTCGGTGTACTCAAGAGTATCATTTTGAAACGCTTTAACTAAGATATTTACGGTTTTTTCGAATAGTTCTTTATTTTTCATTTTGCTAAGTTTTAATTACCAAACTTAATTGTCTGGCACCTAGAAAGTCGCTACCCATCCGAATAGCGACCATTCCAAACAAACAAATTATCTACCTCTATAATAGATAATGAAATGGTATCAAGGACAGGATTCGAACCTGTATTGGTGTTCATACAATGTGGTGCGACCTCACGCATCCCAACCTGAGCAATTAACCCCGAGCGTCTACCATTCCGCCACCTTGATAAATTTGCAGGGATATAGTTCCCTGCTGACTGTTTAAGCTACCGCTCTAAGCGATGGATTATACATTTGTACAACTTTGCCAGTTGAATTTAAAACAATACTCTGAATAACCTAATACGTAGCCTGTCAAAACCATGCTACCCCAGCAGAAAGGCGATCATTAATCAATCCTTTCTTATTTTAGTTGGTAATGTGGAGTAGGAGGGATTCGAACCCTCGTCCAAACTAATTTCAATTAAACGTCAATGTAGTGTTTTGTGGGAAAAATAGGAATCGAACCTATGCAGTTATGATTTACAGTCATTCTGAGTAACCCTGACCATTTTCCCTTTTAAAAAGCGATTCTATCTCTCGACAGTATCGCTCACCTTCCAAATTTACGCCATACCTCATGCGTATTTTAAATCTCTTGTCGGGCTTCGTAATTCAACCTTTCGAACCGAATCATTATTCCGCCCTAAAAAGTCCTATGATTCTAACCTCGCGGCATAGGCACCTTCCTTTTAGTGTACTTTATTTTACGAACTTCATAAACTTTCCGTTCGCGCCTGTTACCATTCCGTCGAATGCGTAACCTAATTTTTTATTTTTCTCGATTAAAGCCTTGCGAAATTTAACTTCTTTTGATTGATCTATGCTTGTTCCGTATTTCTCGTTACGGTAGCTTACACGCTCTAATTTAACCTCTAAAGCCGAAGCAGATAAACAGCCTAATAATAAGATTGATAATAATAACTTTTTCATTTTCTTTTCGTTTGTTGAATCAAAGATAATGCGTTTTTATAAATTGTCAAGTCACAATGTTGTTACGTTTGTTAAAAAGCTCCTACACCTTTAAATTTACTTGATAAATCTGAGTTAACAACTTCTTCCTTTGTATTCTTGTAGATATTCTGTCCGCTAACAATAAGCTTAGTCACATTCTTATCAAATTGCCCAAACACCATATTATTGCCGTTGATAACATTGTAATCCCTTGTTGGTTTTCCGCCCTCTTGACCTACTAAAGTAGCTCCTAAGTTGTTATAGTATTCCACCTTGCCAAAAGTATTGTATAAAGTTAGTAATTCCCCAGCCCAATCGGTTGTTTTATTTAAGTTTAAAGAAGTGTTATTATAAACTTTTGCGTCCGCTGGCTCTGCACCTCTATCAATAAAGTCGTTAGGAAATTGTAATTCAATCAGTCCGTATTTATCGCCATCTAAACCAATGTTGTTGTAAACCTCGACTATTCTTCTCTCTCCGATACTATGAAGCCAAATACGGGCTATATAACCCTGGTAATTCGATGCTTTATTATCGTGAATCTTACCTGTTGCTTTAAGGTAAAACATTCCGTTATCTTCATTATTCTGCTTATTAATGTTTTCAAAAGTATTGCCGAAAATATCAAAGTCAAAACCATTACCTAGGTAAACCATGAACTTAGAGCCGAGATTATTTTTAATTGTGTTATTAGAGAAAACAAACCCTTTTAAAACACCATCATGCACCCCTTTTGATCTTACATTCCCGTCTGAATGAAAAGGTCTACCGCCACCATCAAAAGTAAATCCGTTAATTTTAAGTTTATCGATAAACGTTCCCTCGACACCATTATAAACTACTTTATCTGCTCCAACACAATTAACCTGATAACCACTAATGTTCTTTGTGCTTAAACCATTATAAGAAACATTTACAGACTTGTCATGAATATTTATAGCATAACCTGCATTCGCAACCTGAATACCACTTAAATCGACGCTAACGTTCTTTAAATTTGAATGGTCAGCGCCTTTACCATAAATGCCCGCCTTAACCTTAAAACTCTGTCCTTCTACGTCAGATAATTTACAGAAGTCATCATAACTAATCTCTTTAACTCCATTAGTAGGAGGGGCAATGATTATGGGCGGTTTAATGGAATTTGCTAAATCATGAGCCTTTTGGTAGGCTAGTTGTCTTGTAGCAACAGTATCCGAACCTACTATATCTATTTCTATTCCGTCAACATATTTGTAGTGAGCTGTTTTGCTTGCAATTGCAGGCGCTTTGTTTGCCATGATTAATTGATTTATTTATGTAAATGTATAACTATATTCTCATAAAAAAATAAAGGGCTAATCTTAACGAATAGCCCCTAACCCTATGAAAACAAAAACATTATATATATAACGAAAAATTGACATAAATATTATCTACCGCTTCGAACCTCTAAAGCTTTTATCCTTTGTTCAAGTAATGACTGATTCATTTTTAGTGCATTTATTTCAAGCCCTATAGCCTCCCATCGCAAGTCATTTTTCTTTGTGTTCTCGACTTGCGTATCTCTTATTTCTTGTACCCTATCGGTTAAGAAACCTAAATTGCTCTGAAGTGTAATAGCGAATATTACAATAGTAACCAAGCCAACGCATAGCTTAATGACGTCAGATAATTTAAAAGTAGCGTCGTTCCAGTTCATCTTTATTGCGGTCATTGGATTTTAAATTTTTGGTTATTAATACATATCAACAACAGTGCCCAATAGTAAATGTTTTTTCTATAGACTAATATTTAAAGTAATCATTCTCAATTCTTTTAAAGTGTTTTTCTATAAGGGCATATATTGCTATACAAAACACATTTATACTTAAAACTAATATGTGATCTGTGATTCCTATGAATGCAGCACACCAAATTATACTTCTTATTATAGCCGACCATAGACATAAATTTAAATATTTAGGGTCGCTTTTGTGAGGTTTAATAGTATGAGGATATATTAATGCGAATAAAGGGGCAACACATACAAAAACATAGCTTAACATGGTACAGGCCAATAATGATTTAGAAACCCAAATAGGACATGTATCTATGTTGCTGATTATTAGTATTACTGCGGTAAACCAAAGCCAATAAATGATAAATATATTCCTCATACTGTTAGCGGCTAGATAAAAGGAACAAATATACAATTCTTGCCAACACATTCATACCTTCCTTGAGGTGTATCATCAGGGCAATTGCACCCATCCCCTTCTTTAGCCACATATCCTGTCTTTAGGCTTAACGCCTTATTGCTAGGGTGACATGCAATCTTCTTAGTAATCTTAATGTGCGTTACCTTAAATTCGTTACCCTCAAAATAACCTTTTGTTTCTAGTATTGCTTTTTTCATACTCTAATTTTTAATGTATAAGTTTATCCAAATATAAAATTTTAAATTGTTATTTCTCGGTAACTATGATATCTAAGTTAGCGCCAGTTACGTTTGTGTAAGTAGGAAGTAAGCCTAAAACCTCATTTCTGTTGGTTACATTAACTGTAAATCCAGTCGCAGATATTGTTGTTATCTTAACTGTTTGGGTATTTGAGCCGTTAATAATGTTCGCCTGAATGTTTGGAGTAGCTGAGAAAGCAGGACTAAAAGTACCAACTAAATTGCCACTAGCATTTGTTGTTCCAGAAACAGTTATTTGTCTTTTACCGTTAGAAACAGGGAAATTAAATAATCTTATCCATCTTCCGTTTCCTGTTTGTAAGTCTGGCTTAATTACCCCAGCCGCTTCGTCGTGAGCCGCTGTAGAACTGGCATCATATTGCCATAACATCATTGTTCCGACGCCTTTTACGGTATCTCCCATCATTCCCATGAACTCCCCATCCCCAGGAATCCTGTCGTAGAGATCCTGCTTGACCTCTACCGCATTGTAAACCCTTGCTGACATTGTTTAAAATTTAAATTGTGAATATTAATTGATTATTTATTTAAATACTTTTACTTTAAATGTAGCTGCCGCTGGATCTAAAGTTGTTACAGGGTTGTTGTTGTCGAATTTAACAGTAACCGTGTTTGTTGCGCTAACATAAGCCATGAACGAGTAGTTGCCCGTAACGGCTAATGTAGCGGCATCAATTCCTAAACTTACAACATCCCCTACCGCTGCGCCTGTAACGGTTATTGTTAATGAATTTGTTGTATTTGAAGTGGTACTTGGGAAATTTAAAGATGCGGATCCTGTTAATTGATATCCTAGTGCGCCAGAACCCGTAGGAAACGTAGCATTTGTAGCTGCTGTGGTTGTAAGTGTTAATGCGTTTGCTCCAGATGTAATCAACGAGCTACCCTGAACTAGAGTTAAGGTAGCTGAAGTAGTAGGAGCTGTTATAGTTACTTTATTTATACTTGATGCTGTAGCTACTCCTAAAGTTGGCGTAACCAATGTTGGACTTGTTGCCAAAACATTACTTCCTGTCCCTGTATTAGCTACGCTAACCAAGTTTTTAGAAGCATCCGTTTGAATTGATTGAGAAGCGGTTAAATTAGGGATGTTGATCGACTGTCCTGTTTCTCCAATAAACCATTTACCATTTTGGTCTACATCTAAAACATACTTTCCGTTTGTTTCATTGTAAATGTAATAATGACCGTCTAAGTCAGACCCAAAATTATACTCCTTGCCATTTGTGGCTGTGTTTTTTATTCTTATCCCTGCAGCATTAGAGGATGTTAATCGAGCAACGCCATTTGATGCGCCACCATCAATATCTAAAGGGTAAGTTGGCGAACCAGTACCTATACCTAAATTTGTTCCGTCGTCAAAAATTCTGCTATTTGCTATTGATGTTGATGATGATGCTTTTGGTAGATAATTGGTTGTTAATCCTGATATTCCGCCGCCACCTCCCGTCGAATAGTAAGTAGGCGAAACAAGTTTAAATAATTTAGAAGTGTTGTCATGTACTAAAATACTATCTGTTCCAGCTGTTCCTGTTAGCAATTTAGAAGATGATATACCCCCAGAATTTGTAATTCTAAATATCGTTCCGTTTGTATTAATACCGTTTAGCAAATCGCCTGTTCCGTTATTTATAATATCTAAAGTTTGGCCTGTTCCGCTTGATGTTTCAAGTCTTGCAGCTTTACCTGTTGAAGATACTGAACTTACCGATATTCCGGATGTCGATTGAGATAATAAACCTACACCCGTTGTTGAAGTAGTCGCAATAGACGTATTCGCGCCAGTAGCAGTATTGTTTATCGTTCCGTTTGAATCTCTTTTAGGAATAGTATTTGCACCACCCGAAGTTGAACTGTTAAGCGTAACTACTGGTGTTGTTGTAGGGCTTGAAACAGATATATCTGTATTTGCAGATGAAACATTTGTGACTGTTCCCGAACCGCTAGAAGTTCCTGTTTTTAAAGTTCCATCAGAAGCCACGAAAACAGGTCTGTCGCCTACACCCGTTAATGTATTTACGGAAATATCTCCGCCTTTAAATTGGTACTTGGCAGTAGTTCCGTCGGGAGTTATTGAACCAAAATAAACAGGCTGTACCCCTGCAGGCTGAATAGAAAGTGGTACCGCTTGCGTATTATAATAATCCCTTGCCTGAACCACTCCCACGCCAACATCAGAACCAAAATTTATGCCTGAATTATTTGCCAATGTTATAGAGCTTACAGTTCCTTCTACCGTAATAGGGTATGGTATTTTATTGTCTGCATTTTTAATAACGTTTGTAGATGTTGGATTTAAAGAACCCGATGCCTTGTCGTTTGTAACGCTTTCGCCTTTATTATAATTGTTTAAAACAAAATTTACTCCAGCGTTTATATCTATTGCATTAGTAACATAACTGGGTAAGTAATTATCAATTTCTAATTGGGTATTATTGCGCATATAAACACCAGTACCAACTGTGTTGCCTCCTGTTGTTAAACTACCAATTTTTACACCGCTATCGTTACCCAAACCCTCTGTAAAAAATACAGCTGCTTGCGTGGCTCCAAAAACTCCAAGCTGCGCAATATTAATATATGATAGTTTTCCGTCACCGCTTCTCACAAATCCATAATTAGGACTATTAATTATAGCACTTTGGATATTTACTAATCCAATTACATTACCAGGTTTAGATGAAAATTCCAAACCATGATCTGCATTTGATATACTTAAACTGTTAATATTAATATTTGTAAGGGGAAGTTGTGCATCAAAATAAACACCGTAAGTTGTTTTTGGAATTGCAACCCACGAATTACTAACTTCGGGCGGTGCTTGGTTAGACGTGAAACTTCCTATATATATACTTGCCGTATAAGTATCTACCTCACCTGCTTTTATTATTAGATTTTCAGCACCTTGACCGTATGCCGAAGCCGTTACAACATTTATATCTTGGCTTTTTAAAGTCAATCCATGATAACCAAAACAAAGTCGTACGTTATCAATATAAACCCCTTTACCTCTCTCTTCCAAAAAAGCGTGAACAGGATCGGTAGGATTCCTTACTAATACTGATATGTTTTTATATACCCTATTTCTTCCCCACTCTAAATCAATACCCAATCTGTAGGAATTAGTAAAGCCTTCTTGCGATAATCCTGAATAATAAGCATCGGTAACATCTTTTCCTACATCAATACCTAAATCATTCATGTATAAATCGTTTGTAGGTTGCAATATTCTCCAAGTACCTTGCAAAATTGTTCCTCTTTGTAAGTGTTGTAAATCCTGCGCAAAGGATGGCATCGAAACACCCTCAAAAGTTACATTATCAAGTTTACGCCCCGATATTGGCCCCATCCAAGGCACATAGGTTTTAGCAGAGAAAACAATCTTAACGTCTTTGTAATTATTAGCACTTAATATCTGCCATATAGCACTTCCATGATTTAAACTATCTGTTGACGACCACCCCGTGAAAGTATCGGTGTAGTCATCCGCATAGTAAACTTTTTGAATTTTGTTAGCCTTATTGCTTAATCCTCCTATTACAGCGTTTACATTTGGGTATTTAGTAGCAGAAGCAGTTAGGTCTGTGGATAAATTAGCTAGTGTTTGGTATGTACTTGCTGCTGTGGATGCTGATAAAGCATTAACTATCCTTGAATCGCTACCCTCCACAACCGTTCCCGCTGATGTTCCAAAGTTTTTATTGAATCCTGTGTTCTTTGAAAATATCGGTTCATACAAAGCATCTGTGGAAGGTTTTATAACGCTAAATGCAGTTAATGTTTTAGCGTAAGCAGGAACCGTTGGATCGGTTTCAGTTGTAATAAATGCAGGAACGCCAGTAATTTTTGAATAAGCCAAAGTGTTTATCCAGGTAGGGTTGTTGTAGGTTGATGCGAGCAATGGATAAAACGCGTTGTAATCAGCTGATAAAGCAACCACATCGCCCGTACGACCAAATACGCTACTTACCGCGCCGCTACCACCTCCGCTAAATTGCGATCTAGGAACCTTTTTAAAAATACCATTATCGATGGTAACTACACTATCTGTAGTCGAGCCTAAAGCCAAAAAAGGAAACTGAACATTTGAACCTCTTAAAACTATTTTACCTGTATTTGAATTGCCAATACGGATATCTGGATAATTCAATTGGTAGGTTTGAGCCGAAGCAAAGCCGCTTATTGCGAGTAAAAGTATGGTTATTAATCTTTTCATTATATGAATATTATTTTTATCGTATCAGTTGGCGAAACTCCAAATCCGCCCATTATCATACCGTTTTCATCATAACTTATCGCTTGAAATCCACCTAATCCATTTATATAAACTGTATAATTTGCGTTTGCTGGTATTCCTGTTTCTAAGCTCAAATCTAAATTTCCAGAACCATCAACATCAGAACCTAATTTATTTATGATTTTTTTAGTTAAACCCCCAGCTAATCCGATTTGATACATTACCTCTCCCAAATCTGGAATATCTCTGGGGTCGGTAAAGTTGTTCGGCTGATTGTATTTAAATTTACCGTAATTAATAGATACATCTTCTGGATTAGCTGCATCGCCAAGAGGGTGGCAAATTTCCTCTACCTTTAATTCTCTTAGTATTTCGTCTCTGTTTGCCATTAGTTTATTTTTATAACGTAAACACAAACTCTAGATAAAGGATTGTTTGCCAGTGGTGTTCCATCTCCTAAGTTAGCGGATTTACCTAAGTTGGCTGGTCCTGAGCCTTTTCTTAATTCATAGGCGAATGCGCCATTATTACTGCCTGCTCTTGCTACCGAACTATTTGCATCGGGAAGATCGCCAGGGCTTGTGTTTACCGTTGGCGATAATGTAGCTATTCCCTCCGCTGGCAAATTAGTTTTAGCGATAAGTAAAGTTGCGCTACCTGTTGGCGTTCCGATTGTTATCGGGTCTGCTCCATCCCATCCGATAGGCAAACGTCCTGACATATCTTGCGTTCCATTTGTTCCTGCTAAACACCAATCAGCCCAATCAGTATTTGCTAAACCTAATCCTGTTGCTAGGTTAAAAGCTAAAGCCAAATCTCCTGCTGTTAACTCCTCGAAAAACATCTTAGCTCCTTTGCCTACTGGTGGAGCTGGCGTTCCGCTTCCGATATTTATTGGCGGTTCGTCGACCTGTTTCCATAAAGCATACATTAGATTATAGTTTAATCCTGCGCCTGTAAGGTAAACATCTTGCGTAGATGTAAAAGGCCAGTCAACTTCTAAAACATTTTCAGGCTGGTTAATATTGGCATTAGCCATTATTTCATTGCCGCCTGGAGTTGTCCCGATATTTAAAATATAATTTGCGCCTGTTTTATAGATAAGCAAGTGCTCTAAAAACGATAAGTTTTTAAATACGCCCGAAATCGTTTGATTTCCAGAACCGCTTGAAAATGGAGTTACTTTTTGCACTGGCGTAAATGTTACGCCCGAATTTACGGGCTGTGTTACAAATTTACTAAAATTATTATCTTTTGGCTGAATATCTACAGTTGCTCCTAAAAGGTCGTAAAATTCTGGTTGTATTACCTCAAATTCTGCATCTGCAATAGGTTGATATAATATTCCATTATAGCTGACTTGATCGCATTGCTGTATTTGGTTTACTTTATCTAAAGCCCATCGAGCAACTCCACGTTGACCACCAACAACAAAAGTAAATTGACTATATGCAACCGAAAACAATTGAGTAAGGTTTTGTTTTTGATCGTTGTAAACCTCTCTATCATTCTTTGGCTTATACCCTCTTATTTCAGATTCTATTCTAAATTCAAACTCAATTCCTGTATCAAATACGGTAGAGTAATTATTTTCTGAATTTTTATATTTTAAAAGTATAGTTTTTGTCTGATCGATTTGAACGCAAATTGGCTCGGAAATAAAGTCATCAAAGTATAATTGGTATTTACCAACAGGGCAAGCCGAAAATTGATACTGAAGCTCGTAAATGGTTAATGTTGGAAAGTTGCTAAGAACCAAAGTTGATGCGGCCCAATTAATTGTATCGATTAATTTATTATCAATATCACGAATTTCTACATTAGATGGAGCAATATCAGCAACAACTTGTAGTTTAAGCGTGTCACTTTGCGCCCACTTTTGCAAATAACATTTAGGGTCGGTATAATTAGGCGTTTGATACAGGTTAAAATTGCCGTCAAACCCTGCGTTAATATCCGTAGTGTCAATGAATCTAACAGGGTTGAGTTTTGATATCTGTATCATTGTTTCAAATATAGTAAATT